TTTATTGGCTATTGCACAAGGTTTTAAAGAAGCGGTCAGTCTTAACTAACAACACATAATCTATTGACATAAAAATGGGGAGTAACCGTAACTGGCTGCTCCCCTTTTTGTATCTATCGTGTGTCTCCATCACCGCTTATTGTACCTGCCCTCTTCCTTGCACTCAACTTCTTTTCGTTCTGTGCAGCTATCATACCTAATGTAAGATTAAGGTCCGTAGCAAGTGCAGCACAGTACCACAGTACATCACCTATCTCACTAGAGATTTGTTCTCGCCAATCCTCTGGCCTGTTCTCTATACCATCACGTATAAGTTTCTTTACTTTGTTTGCTACCTCACCTGCCTCACCTGCCAAGCCTAATGCTGGGTACAGTATACGATGTTCGTCAGGATAGATAGCAGTCCTAGATGCACTACGTTGATACGCATTGAAATCAGACATGTTGTACTTCTCCTTCAGAAATTGTTCTGCTTCTTGTTCTAGCTTCATTGTCCTTTACCCGTTTCAAGTTATCAAAGTAGGCTTTGTCAAACCCCCTGTTCCATTCACGGAACTGCATAGTATCCTTGTGGAAAGGATTGACTAAGCGGTTGTATCTAAAACCATCGAAGCCCATAGTGTATTGTACTTTTAGGGGTGCATCATACTTACCCAAACCACGTGATGCTCTACTCTTCTTTATCATAGGATGATCTCCTTATGCTACGTTAATTAGTTGCGCTTCTTTGTAGGGTACATGATAGAACTGTTCCCCATTGTATATGTTTCGTCCTGTTGCCTCTCTTAGTTTGTCATCAGTAAGCTGTGTACTATCAATACACCATGCCTTAGACATGTCGTTACTAAGTATATAAAACTTTAAGTTACTATCATGCTTAGATAGCAAACGTTTCTTGCGTTCTGGTATACGTATCTCTTCCCAATTAGTAGGCCAATCGCCCTTCCATGCAGTCTTTACTTCAACCTCATTGTGGTATTGTACTCCATCTTTCTTAGTTACAATGTCTGCGTCATATGACTCAGTAGTATCTACAAGATCATGTCCCTCACCCTGAAGGTGAGAGATCAATGTCTGTTTGGCTGCTCCATCATACTTACTATAGAGGCCACGTGAAAAAGGTTTTCTGTATGCTGCCATGTGTACTACTCCAATTCTGTTTTAGTTGTTAAGTCTTCTTTTAGTTTAGCTATTAACATATCTCCTGTATTCTTTATGCTTTGCAGTTGGTATCTTAACTGTGTCTGCACATTACCATTGTAATTAATCTCTGACAGAATGTTCTTCTGCAAATCTGTGAAGTCATCTGACTCATACTCTAAATCGTCTAGTGTTACTTTTACCATGTTTAGTTCTCCTTTTTTCTACACTATTTATGAGATGTCTACTATCTCACATGAGTCACCACTGCAAGCTAGTGTTTGCATTGCGTTGGTGTTATCGTCTTTCTCGTACTCAGACAGCCCAGCCCAATCAATCTTCTTAGGCATGTCCTTTAGTAACACATTATATACATCCTTGTCTACCTCTTGATAGGGTGCTTGCTGGTAACTATGATCGGAGTGTGGCAAGAATGACACACCTGACATCTCATCAAAGTGTTCGTACACAAATGCACCTACTGCCATCCATTCACTGTCACGTACTGTGCATGTAATGCTTGGCTTATGCTCACACCAATGTCTCTGGTACATAAGCCATGTCTCAAGCTGTTCAATTGCAGTCATGTCGTTACGTGTAATAGAGTTCTTAGGTGCTTTGATAGGAAAGCTAAACACTGTAGTAGTGTCGGGCTTCATTGCACATGGCTCTGATGGTACACCCTGATCCTTCATAAACTGTGTAAGCCCATCCTTGTTGTCACCACGTACAGTTCTGATGTACTGCTTGCTGTGTCTTGCATGTATGCCCGATGCACTGTCTACAAGTTGTGATACAGTTCCTGACGGTTTTACACAGGAGATAGCAGTAGATACAGGTATGCCAAGTAACCCTGCCCACTCTTCGTTTGTAGCAACGGCAACCTGTTTAAGATGTTCAAGCGTACTTGAGAGTCCTTTATTCTTCAATGTCATCAGTGGATTGTCCATCAACCCTGTGAGTGACACACCCAACAGACGTTCTTCATCTGTATTCTTCTGCCATATCTTTCGTAGATAAGGGAACTTGGTTAGGCTAGACTGTATTGTACCAAGGATAGTAGCCATGCGTACCTTATCTGATAATGAGTCAAGGTTATCTGTTGCTCGTACAACTACCTCTGTTAAATTACAAAATTGATAGGGGCGTAAAATTATCTCACTGCACGGGTTAGTTCCAAACTCATAGTTGGCATCACGCCTACCGTTCTTTGCTGCCTGTACCTTAGATGCCTGACGATTGAAGATGCCTCGTTCACCTGACTTACTTTCCACTAAGGAAATCCATTCACGCATGAATGTCTCCATGTCTGGCTTCTCTGTATAACATACTGAGTTGTTAGCTAACGCCCTGTGTGCAGCAGTTTCCCACCACTGGCCTGACTTAGCATGTCGCATACGATCATCACTAAGATTACTCAATGAAATCATAGCACTACGGCGTACTCCACCTACTACAACTATCTGACCGATGAAGCACATAAGATCGTGGCACTCCATACTGGATAGCTTACGTCCTTGTGCAGTCTTGAATGTAGCTACAGAAAAGTTAAACAACTCCACCAATGGGGCGGGGCCACTAGCTCTACCACCAAATGTCTTGAGCCTTGCACCTGCAGGACGTACCTGACTTACATCCCACTTGGGTATCTCTCCTGCCCATAGAAGTGCAAGTACCTGACGTAATGCTTTAGCCCAACCTTCCTTACTGTCCTTAACTACCACTGTAGTCTCACTGTCGTACAACTCAGGTACTTCTGGTAGCTTACGTACTGACTGACGTTCTACGCTGAAGCCTACACCTGTACCACACAGCAAGATGTACATAGCCTCATCAAAAGACTTAGGATCATCTACAGGTAAGTAACTACAGTTGAACCCTGCGGTGTTGTCTCTGTCTAGTGCAGGGCCAGCTGACATCATTGCCCTCATAGATGGCATAACATCCAGAGATAGTATGGCCTCTTCTATTTTACTAAAATTAGCTAACGGTATCTTAAATGCTTTACGTACTACATTATCCATGTACCTGCTTACTGTCTCAGCCCATGTCTCTCTGCGTCCTTCACTGTCCAGCCAACGGGCGTAGCGTGACGTATGTATAAATGCTTGATAGTCTGTTGGTAAATAGTTGTTCATATATATTACTCCGCTACTGTTCTAATTGAATTAATTGTCATACCATCTACATCGTAGATAAATTCTTGTAGTGCCTCTCGTACTTCATCATTGATAAAGTTATCTACTGGCATCTGGTATTCTTCCTCGTCTATTTCAAGAGTAAGGAATACTTTAAGTATCATCTTGATCCTCAATGAGTACGTTGAGATACCATTGAGCCTTCCGTAAATCCTCTACACCATTCTTGTACTTGAACCGCCACAGGTATTTCATAATGTTACCCTGTAGATAGAAGGAGAAACCTTCCTCACCTGTAGCTGCACGAATGGCATCAATACATTCTACACCTGCAAAGTTGTAATGAGCAGGTGAGTTTACCATATCATCATCATCTGACACACTGTCCAGTATATTAGATGCCTCTGAAAACTTAGTTACATTCATTGCTGTTCTCCTTCTTAATTAAAGTTAACACTAATAACATTTTCTTCTACACTCTGTACCTTTGGTTTCTCTGTCTGTTCTTCTTCTGCCTCTACTCTTTCTGCAATAGAGGTTAACATATTACGTATGTACTCGTCTTCTTCCATGCCCGGAACTGCTGCACATACCATCTTAGTTATGTTCATAAGATTGTAATGATCTTCGTCAGACATTAGGTTGTCCTCTGTAACTACAGTACCTACTAACAACTCTCCTGTCCAGTTGCCATTGGCGTCCTTGAAGGGAGACAACTTTACAATGTAATCGTCAGCACCAAACTCTAAGAATATTCTATCTTCTGTCATCATAGGCTATCTCCTTTTTACTTTCTTGTAGGGACAGTGTATCAATGCTGGATGCATGTCCTTTCCTTTTTCTTTTAGCCACTCCTCTGGAATGATCCTATCGTAAAAAGGTATACCATGTTTAGTACACCATTGTCCATAGGTAGTTTTAGCACCCTTACTTAGCTTGCGTCTACTACTAGTAAATACAAATCGTATGTCTAGCTTGGGATGCTGTGTCTTAACTGCTATATGTTTACGCCTGTCATCTGCTGAGAACAATCCTTTTGTTTCAATTATGATACCATTAGCCAATACAAAGTCAGGAGTATAGGTGCGGTACATAAGGTCTTCCCATTCAATCTTGACTTCCTCATACTTGAACTTCATCTTGTGTTCAACGAGATAGTCTCTGGTTCTGACCTCTAGTCCACTCCTATA